TCTCCCCCGACGCTTACCAGGAAAGTCGATTTTATCTGCCATTGAAAAAACCTCCTCAGAGGAATAGTAGTAGTCCGTAGTTCAAAACGGACCCCCTTCTATATCCCCTTATATATTATTATTTTATTTTTTATTTTCTTATTTATTATTTCTTCTATACTACAAAGACTACAAAGAAGAAATAATAAAAGAAATATAGAAATTGCAAGGGTTTCCGCCGTAGTCGCCCTCGTAGTCGCCGTAGCTCATCGTAGTCGGTAAAAACGCTGTTTTCGCGGTTTTCCGTCGATTCTGACCGACCGGGAGGCCGGTTCGTACTGCTTAGAGGCCACGGAACGGAACGCTGCGTGGAATTTTTGGCTGGATTCGGAGCGATAGCCGTTACCGGCGCACCAGGTCACATAGTCGGAATAGAGCTGCTTATAGTCGATTTCGGGCGGCATATCCTCGGCGATCTCGCTCTCGAAAAACACCAGAACCGGATTGGATGCTCGTTTGAAATCGTTGATAAGAGCCTCCTGGTCGTTGGTCTCGGTGAAATAGCCGACGGTGCGCAGGAGCTTGTAACCGGCGTAAACCCAGTTGAAAATGCCACCGGAGGAAAGTTCCTCCGAAAGTTTGTCCAGAATGTGAATGTCCTTCTGGCGCTGATAGGCGTCGTTGGGGTCTGGGTTGTCCACGAACTGCATCTTAAAGTCGATGATGATAAGACGCCGTGCCAGACCCTCGGAAGTATCGTCGGACGTGAGCTGATTATTCGTAGCGAACACCAGCTTAGTCCGTGGGATGAACGTCACGAACTGCTCACCCTTGTAGCAGCCGGAAACGGGTTCACCGGAGGCGATGGCCTTCATACGCTCCTCCACATCGCGGAGGTCTGAGCGGATTTCACCGGCGATGTTGATGATCGACTCCCGAAGCTGAATGACCTGGAATTTATCCAGGAGCGCACGGGGTTGTAGGTGTGACGTATTTTGCTCCCCGAAAAGTTGCCGCAGGATTTCCAGATAGCGGGATTTACCGTTGCCGCCGGAGCCGGTGAGAACGAATATTTTTTCGTGCGGACAGTCGTGGAACAGCGCATACGCCGGGATGAATTGCAGAAGCTCGGAAGTTTTCGGATCGTCGCCGGTAACGTCCGCGATGAATTTGTTCCAGGCGTTGTGCGTAGCGGTTGGATTGTACGGATAGCTGGATTGGACGGAACAGTAATCGCCGGGGTTGTGTTCCCGGAAATTGCCGGTGTCGAGTTCCAGAGTGCCGTTGATGAAGTTCCACACGGGCGCACGGTCGAAGGTAACGTCCCGGAGAGCGCGGACCTTGAGTAGATTGCAGATGGCATTGACCCGCTGCGCAGTCGAAAACTCACCGTAGGCACGGTCGGCGTAGGATTTGATGGCGTTGTCCGAAAGTCGTGTCCACACGCCGGATTTGTATTCGTAGAATCCGACAGAGTTGACGTACAGGAGCTGCCGGGATTTCAGGATTTCGTCCGCGATGATGGTTTCCGGTGGAGCGGAAGTCGCTGATTTGTACAGAGATTTCAGAGCCTCAGAGTCCCAGCGTCTGAGCTGCCGGAGCATGGAGAACAGGTCGTCCATGCGGGTACGCTTGGTATATCGTGCCACGGAATAGACGAACTTGGAAAGGTCGTCGAAATCGCGGTAGGTGGCGGCGATATACTGGATGCCGTCCTGAGCGTCCGTGATGATCCGTGAGAGGTCGCCACCCGCAGCGTAATACTCGGAAACGTCGTGGTACGGTGCGGGTACGGTGCCGACGACGAACGGGATGCGGTGTCGGGAAAGCAGGGTGGCCATGCGCTCCGTGAATCGCTCACCGGCGTGGGTGCGGGGGTCGTTGTCGTAAACGAGGAATACCCGCGAGAATTTTCTGGCGACGGATAGCACGGTCGGGATCTGGTCACGGGAGAAATGACCCGTGATGGCAGAGATAACCGGATACCCGGCGCACTCGAAGGACGCAGCGTCGAAGTAACCCTCAGCGATAACGAGGGTGTCACCGGCACGGGAAAGGGTTTGGAGACCCCACGGAATGTGCTGGGCGTGTTCGTCGCGTTTTTGTTTCATGTATTTCGCGTCCGGGAACGCAGAGCCGGGTAACGCACGGGTGGCGTAATAGCAGACGTAGCCGGATTGATGGAAATACGGCAGGAACAGGCGTCCACGCAGAGAGCCGTCCGTGACGCGACCGATCATAAGACGGGAAATGTCGGCGTCGCTGAGACCGCGACCGTGGAGATAGGAGCGGTCGTCGTCGGTAAGCTGCGAGTGATAAAACGCGGTCTGGGCGTTGAGTTGGTTGGTATAGTCGTACCACGCCTGAGAGTCGTGGCCGTCGGATTGAACACCCGTAAGTCGTGCGAGTTCACGGATGGCCGCGCCACGGTCGCCGGAATATTGAAGCTCCGCAAGGAGGTCGATAACGTCACCGCCACGACCGTCACCGAAGTCGAACCAGAAGTCGTCGTCCACGGCGAAGGATGTCGGGTTACTGGCTCCCGGACGGAGCGGCGACACGCAGCGATCCCCGGATTTGGTTATCGGGAGACCGCATCGCTTGGCGACATCGACGCAGGATATTCGTTGTTTGATTTGTGACAGGTCGTACACAGGGGATCACTCCTCCACTTTCTCGAATCGACCGCAGTGGCAGAGTCCGGGTGTTGTTTGTTCGCGAAATTCCTTGCACATACAGCGGGTGTCCGGGGTCTTGAATACCGCGCAAGGACAGTAGCCGTTGTTTTGCTGAACCAGAACCCGGATGCTTGGGTCGATTTCTTTGATTTTCATTCTGACATCACTACTCCTTCTTCTTTTCTCAGGGCATATTTCAGGTCGGCAAAGGTGCAGTATCCCTTAGCCAGACTGTCGGACAGATCCTCGACCTCCGCCCACACACGACGCAGACCGTCCAGGTCATAGTTTTCCTTATCCCGCAGCACAGTGAAAAACATGGCCCAGGCGTTGCCCAGCGCTGTGTCGGTTGCTTCATTCTTCGCGCGGTTGACATCGGCCTGGGTGGCCGGTCTCCGTCGCGGATTTACCTTCTTCTGCTTACTCATGCTGTAATCAGGTCCGCATGAGGCAGGGTTTCCACCCAGTCACAGAAAACGTGCCACTCGTCCAGCTTGTGATGGCGACGGGCGTGGTACATGGCTTTCAGCACGGCGTAGTTGAGCTGCACGGTGCGTTTCTGGTTGTAACTGGACGGCAGAAGCTGAATCATCTGCCACCAGTAGGCTTTATCCTTACTCTCCACGAACAGATTGCGGTAGTGATTCAGCACACGGATGGTTGCCTCCAGATTGTTCAGCGCCATAGAGCGCAGATGCTCATGTGAGAAGTCGTCCAGCTCGAACGGCTTGGCATGAATTTTGTGCATGGTGGAACAGGAGTTGGCCACGGTGGCGACCTTGTAGGTGTCGTATTCCTTGTACCAGTAGAGCGGACCGGTGATGTCTGCCGTGACGGTGATATAGCGCAGGAACTTACCGTGGTCGTTACCGGCAGAGGCGAGTTTCTGCATGAGCGCCTTATCCGCGTCACCTACGACGAACTGGTGGTGACCGGTCTCAGCCGTGACAGGGTTCTCCACACGGGTTTCGTAGCTGTCGGATTTGTCCCAGGAGTTCATAGGGTTTCTCATACCCCGAATGGCTGCCTCCCAGCCGTAGATTTCGACGTTTTCAATTTTGAGCATTGTGATAGTCAACCTCCCAAATACAACACAGAATGTTCCAACAGAAAGCGCGGTCATGGCGTTCATCGGTGTCGCCGCGCTTGTGTTTCAGATAGTGACGGATGGCAGAGTCCAGGTAGCACCAGACGGGGATACCCTTCTGCCAGTTGTTTTCACCGTACTTCGCCGCGCCCTCCTCGAAGTGCTTTGCCGTCTCCAGGAGCATGGTTTCCTTCCCCTTGTAGGTGTCGGACGCGAACTGCCGCAGCGCATCGTAAAGATGGTCGGTGTTGTTATCCTCCACGAAAGCGGCGAGGTGACGCAGCACCCAGTCGTGGATGTACAGCCGCGCCACGACTTGGATCGGCAGGAGGTCGCATCGACCCTTACCCTCTTGCATATCCCGGACGGCTCCGGTATCGAACGCACGACGGTCGCCGGAATCCATAATCATCGCTTCTTACCTCCCATGAAAATCGCCACAAGGAGCGTCCCGACGATCTCAACCACAATCGTCATCAGGACTCCGAACCAGAACGGATTCACATACATCTTTCTTCCCTCCCAAATAAACCTTTTGTAATCTCCTCCAGGATTCCCGTATCCATCCGTCGAATTTCATGCAGTATTTCGTGCATCGGCGACGGCGCTCACATCCACGACATGGACTATCCGGTATAATCCTTGATGTATTTTTTCGCGAGTGCAATGTACCACCCCTTATCTACGTCGGCCAAAGTACGTTTGTTTTTGTTGTCAATCACACAGCTATCCGGCAGATTCTGAATACGACCCACCGTACCATCCGGTTTTACCTTCACCAGAGTACCCATGTTCGGTTTGATGCTGGCATACACTCGGTTGACCTTCTGGACGGAGGCGCGGGGGCCGTCGTAGTTCTCCCAGTACCAGCGTGGGGTAATGGTTTTGCCGGAGCTGTCGCGGTATCGGTTCTCCCGCTGCCACTGCTTTTTCCAGTCCTCGAAATTCTCAGGAACCACGAAAACGGATTTATAGCCACCTCCCGCCTTTGCGATGATCTGGAACTTAAAAATATCGTCGCAGCCGTAGATGGTCTCCTCCACCGGCGTACCGTGGACGAAATAGGCGATCACTGCGTCCTTAACGATGGTGTAATCGTTGTTGATTTTCCATGCGCCCTTCTCAGCAATGCCGTAGTTCAGATAGCCGCCCACCGTTTTCACATGACCGTCCGTGTCTACGAACAGGAGGTTATTGACATCCTTGATATAGACCTTCTGGATGTTGTCGGTCTCCAGTTCAAACCGGGTGCGGCGCTCCCACTCGGCGCAGATGGCGTCCACCTTCGGCAGCTCAGACGTGTCCACGGAGTACATGAGGCCGTCCGTGTTGAAGTTCAGCAGCCGCATTGTGGCGCAGTTGCCCAGCAGCTCCATCACCAGCTCCGTGAGGAATAGCTGACCGGAGATCCGCATGGAACGTGCGTTGCGTGGGTCATACAGCGGATTGGTCGGCTGATCCATCGCACCCGATGTAACGTTGAGCGGATTTTTCAGCGTGTTCGCGGTTTTCTTATCGCCTCTGCGCTTGGCCTCCAGACGGTCGTTCTTCGTGTTGCGGAACTTGTTGGGGTCAGCGCAGTTGCGGGAAATGTAGTTGTACAGGTCCAGCAGTGACGGGTACAGTGAGGACACATCCCTGTTCTGAATGACACGGGTGGCGGTAGCCTCCTCGAAATACTGGGTCAGCGACCCGTGGACGCCGCCCCATGCGTAAACGCAGGGGCAGTCGCCGATCAGGATGTTCAGCTTGCGCTTGAACAGCTCCGCATCCGGGATGTTCGTGTCCCGGATCTGCATGAAGAAATCCAGAACCGGCTTCGGGATGATGTCCACCCGGAGGTTTTCCGGGTATTCGTACTCCCGCCCGTCGTACCGCTGAACGTAGGTCGCACCCAGATAGCTTGCCGCCAGACGTGCGTTGGTCATGTACAGAGCCTTTTGCGCCGGGAGATCGTGGAGCTGACCCAGATGAATCTTGCAGTCCAGATAGTTCTTCCTCAGCGTCAGCAGTCTCGCGGTGTTGTACACGTCCCACTTACAGTAGGCGATGGTTGAGCTGATTTCCTCCGGTGTCAGCGGTCTTGTCAGCTCGAAGTCCACCTCGGATTCCTCGATGTCCATGAACGTGTGCGCCTCGATGTGTTTCAGACTGGTGCCGACCTGTGTATCGTCCATGAGGTCAAAGGAATCGAACCAGAACTTATTCTGCCGGAGGAACCAATGCTCCCATCCCGGTCGCTCGTCCACGATGATGAAATCGTTGATCTGCTTGACCAGCTCCGGTGCCGCTCCGCAGCAGATGGCTTTGACGACCGCATTATCGTAATGCTTATTATTGAAACCGCAGAATATGCGGTCTGGAGCGGACATATAGCTGCGAACGCCATCATTGTCGTTGTGGAACACAGAATAGGTTCCGGTGGCCACGTCTAAGAACACGGCTATCCAGTCATGTGCGAAAACCTCAATATCGTAGACGTGGATTCTCACGGATTACTCTCCCCTTCTTCGTCGCGTAGCCAGAGCCAGGTAATCATCCTCATACCGCTTGGCTTTCGCGTGTTGTTTGTGCAGTTCCTTGGTCTGTCTCGCAAACTCCAGATATTTCTCACAGTGGCTGTGGCAGCTCTCATGGCGCTCCTCACACTTGTAGCATGGTGATTTCAACAATTTCCAAAGCCTCCTCGATAGAATGAGCGCATCCGGCCAGTGCGCCGGTGGCTGCCATGGATTTCAGGAATTTCTCCTGGTCAGGCCGGGGTTTCTCGCCCGGCAGCTTGACCTCGATGTAGAACGCTCTGCCGTCCGAAATACGGTGGCCTCGAATATCAGCCTCGCCGTGGTGGCCGATGTTCACAGTTCCGCCGTATTTCGTGAAGAACTGGCCGACAGTGTGGTTAAACGCCACGCAGCCGTTCTGGCAGAGTGCTACTATGATTTGGTTCTGTAATTTGGTTTCGGGGTTCAAAATAGACCGCCTCCATGTGAATGGTGGCGATCTTGGTCGCTCAGATATTTTTTGCTTTTTCCTTCATTTCTTGCCGGAATTGCAGATACTTCCTGGTGTACTCATAGGATTCTCCGAAAATGTTGTTTGCAGCTTTGTACATTTTCGGCTCATACTGCTCCATGAGTTTCAATTCCTGCTCGAAATTTTTCCCGAAGGGACAACCACAGCAGCCGGTGCGATCCATACCCCAGACCTCATAGCAATCGCTGTTCACGATGCCATAGTGTTCCTTATAGTCTCTCTTATCCTGGTCGGTTAGCCAGAACATTGGGCGGAATGTGTCGGCTCCCGCGAAAGCGCGAGTAATGCACGTTTTGTGTGCTTTTGCTCTCGCACCACCTTCTGCTTTACGAATCCCCACACACTGCAACTCGAAGTCGTGGTCTTTTTCGTATCTGGCTGCTGGTTCTTTTTTGGCCTTTTTACAACACATTTGGGAAATGGGGAAATTGGGAGGATTGGCGATCATAAATTCTTTCAACCACGGAGTGTATCCGATGTTAAACGAACTCTCGCCCCCGTTTCGTCTTTTTGGTTTCGCGTTGCACCACCATTCGAGTGCAGAAACACACCTCGGATATTCTTTGACCAGCTCCTCAAAAGGACGATCCTCCCATCGGAAGTTGTGTCGCTGTAATCTGGAAATAAACTCGCTCACCTGTTTTGACCAGAAAGGAACGCCATACTTTCTACAACAGATGGGAATGGGTATGACCGGGGGGACCCATACGATTTCTATATCGTACTTCTTTTCCAGTTCCGATAGGTGCTGTTTGGTGGCGGCATATTCCAGTCCGGTGTTGAAGAAAACATAGGTCGCTTTTTTCTCTGGGTCGAAGCGGTGAATCGCATCCAGCAATATGTCGCTGTCACTACCACCGCTGATACTGACCAGCACGTTTTCGTGGTTTCTCACTTCGTGCCGAATCTTGGAGAACATATCCTGTATCGGAAATGTTGGTGCGTCCAGTATGGTTTGTTCCTGTTCGTCAATAACAAAACTCATTATCTTCTTCCTCTCATTACTTTCGCCGCCCAGAAAGCCGGGTTTTTATAGCCGCGTTTGCGGCCCAGAGTCACCAGTTCCTCGAAACTCTGCGCCCTTCCCTGCTCGATCCGAGACGCTTTTTTCGCCGCTGCCAGCCGCTCTGCCTCCTCGGCTGTGATTCTGGCCAGCTCGATGTCCTGGTGCGCCTTGATCTCCCGTGGCGTCAACGGATACGCTGCACCGCAGTACGGGCAGACTGGAGCCGTTTGGAACGTCAGGAAACACTCCGGGCAGCACCGTATGTAAAAATCGCCGTTGTCGTCCAGACTCGGCTTGCGTTTCAGCGGCTTACCCAGACTCCACTCGCGCTCCTCGTCGGGGAGACCCACGCGGGTGTAGTTGCCGACGAAATCAATGATTTTCGCCGTCTTACCGGGCAGATAGCGCATACATCGCATCATCTGCTGGATACCCAGGGCCACGCTGTCGGTAGGCCGGAGGAGCATACAGCAGCTCACATCGTCGATAGAAACACCCTCGGAAATGATTCCGACATTACACACCATTCTGAGGTCTCCGGATCGAAAATCTCCCATGATTCGCTCTCGATCTCGTTTGTTTGTCGAAGCCGATAACACTTCCGCGCGGATTCCCGCGTCAGCAAAAGCTCTGGCGGTTTCCCCGGCGTGTTTGACAGAGACACAATAAGCGATGGTTTTTTCTCCCGCAGCCAATCTCTGATATGTTCCAACGACGTTTCCATAGATTGCCTTCTCCTCCATAAGCCGCTCCAAATCCGTTGTGACGAAATCACCGGCTACTTTCCGCAGACCATCGGTCTCCACGGCTGTCGGAGCGTAGTATTCATAGGGTGCCAGCCGCTTGTGTTCGATCAGCCATTTCGTGTCCACGCCCTCCACCAGAGCGTCGAACACGTCCCCCAGCGGCTTACCGTCCAGCCGTATCGGCGTAGCTGTCAGGCCAACCGTCCATGTGTCGTAGTGTCGGATAACCTTCATCCAGCTATTTGACCGGCTCAGATGCGCTTCGTCAGCCACGATCAGAGCGGGAGTCGGATACTGACCCAGACGGTTTGCCTCGGTCATAATCATGGCTACTCTGGCGTTGGTAACGGCAAGATTCTGGAGAAGTTCTTCATGCTGCTCTTTCAATTCTTGCCGATGGGTCAGCACCAGAACCTCACCGCGAGTCTGCCGAATCATTTCTGCGAAAAGGTATGACTTTCCGGCTCCGCAGGGTGCGACCACCAGAGGGCGGCGAAAGCCTTGTTTGAAGGCTTTCACCGTTTTCTGGTAGAGATCCTGCTGGTAGTCACGGAGCATCATTCAAACGGCAGCTCGGAGGGGATTTCGACCTGAGATGCAGTGTGCTGTGCTGCGGGGATAGCCGCGCCGGTATTCTTCCACGGAGCAAGCTTGTCCTGACGGTTGCGGTTGATGCAGTAGGCAACCTTTGCGGTCTGGTCGCCGTTGTACTCCTCATGCTTCACGCGGACAGCGCCGACAGCGCCGATCCACTGCTTACCTGTTCCCAGGGTGGGAGTGGTTATGCCGAAGCTGTTGAAGAAATCACCGATTCGCTGGTTGGTCTTAGCGGGATCGGAGGGGTCCAGAACCAGATAGAACCACATCCGGCTGTTATAGCCGTTGATCTCCAGAGTGATTTCGTAGCCTTCGTTACCGGAGTTGAACCGCTTTTCCTGCACGTCCGAAATACGGGCGCGGTAGTCACCCACGGGAATGAGCTGGAAGTTCTTCTCCTGATATTGGCTGGGGTCGTAAGTCCAGTTTGCCATGCTTATGTTTCCTCCTTAGTTGTCGGACGGCTAAATGTTGCCGCCACGAATGTTTTAACCAGTTCCAACGCTTCTCTGCGTGTGAAACCTTTTTCCATAAGTTGATCTCGAAAGAACGCCGATGATTCGGCCATAGCGCCCATCGCGTCAATAAAACTTTTGGTCTGTTCGTTCATCGCTTTGCCTCCCGAATGTAGGACGCACTCTCGTCCGCCACATGAAGCAGCCACGCCAACGGGTACTGCTCATACGCCGCGCCCAGACTGTAATCGCTGGGACTGCGGTCAGCGAAACCCATGTGGCAGTTGATGGCCACAGCCTCGGTCTCGCTGAGAGGCATGAACCGCTGAATGAGGAACACGGACTTGCTGCCGTGACCGCCGTAGCAGAAATCCTCGTCGAATTTGTAGTACGGTCGCCTGACCCAGTTGTTGCCCTCTTTCACGTTCCGCAGCTCGGTCTTGTAGCATCCGATTTTGCACAGGTCGTGAAGCAGCGTGATGATGGCCACGGTCTCGCCGGTGGCCTTGATCTCTGGGTACGCTTTCAGAAGCCGCACCATTTCCTCCCACACATGGACGGAGTGTTCCACCAGACCGCCTTCGTGGTCGCCGTGGAATCGGGTGCTGGCCGGAGCGTCAAAGAAATCCGACGCCACGATCCAGTCAAACAGTTCCGTGCTGCCCTGTCGGGTGATGTACTGCTGGTACAGTTGGGTAAAACGTTCAACCATCGGTATCCTCCTCTTTTTTCACACCGACGATTGCCCAGATATGGTCGGTTGTCAGAACGGTGTTATTCGTGACGAATCGGAGAATACTTTCGAGTTGTGCTTCTTTGTGGAGTAATTCGTCGTATCTGCTCATATCGACCTCCACCGTGGGTACTCCTGCGAATAACGTTCTATTGCTCATTTCTTCTCCTCCGGCTTTTCAAACAGCTTTTCCGGCATACAGTTCTTTCGACCATAGAGCTGGTCTTTACAGCCATAGCGGGTCTCACTGTCCTCCGTAATAAGGAACCACTGCATCACACCGGCCTTGTTAGGAGCCTTAGCCATCTGACCCACGATGTTGCACAGACCCACCACCTGGGGCAGAATCTTACGCGGCAGATTCGGGATCTGACGGATGCCGGGGTTGCCGTCCATCTTGATGATCTCCTCTGCATCGTCCCATGCAGTGAAGGTCACATGGCAGTGGGCGTTGGCAGCCAGACGGGTAAGCCGCTTGATGGCCTGATACACCGCCTGATAGACCTGTCGGATGTCTTTGATTCGCCCCTGCTCCTCAATCTCCAGCAGAGCCAGTTCTTTCAGATCCGTCAGATTGTCCACCACGATAAGGGTGTACTTGCCGGAGTTCAGCGCCGTCTCGAACTGCTGCGTGAAGTAGTTTTTCCCGTCGCCGGGATCTATCCAGTGTTCCACCCGCTCCGTGGTCACGTTCTTTCGGTCGAAGCGATTCAGCACCACGGAGCTGTTGTCGCTGCACAGCAGCAGGATTTTCTCTTTCGCCGGAGCCGTAGCGGCCACGGTCTTACCTGAGCCGGGTGGTCCCCAAATCATTGCAACTGCCATAAAATCCGTCCTTTCGTATGACTCTCAGTCATATCAGAGAGTAAAAAATTAAGACTCCCCGTAAATAGCCTTGATTTCAGCATTGGAAAGTCCCACAAGTTCAAAATCTATCGGGTGTTTCAGTACCTTCGTGGCTCGGCAGTATTCGCATACACCGCACCGCTCCGACTTAATCTTACCCGATTTCACGGCCAGGATGCGAGGCAGATTTTTCTCTATCTCTGCCAGCAGCTCCTCGCGCCGCCATCTTGGTATCTCTATCAGTTCAATGTCGATTGGATCTTGTTTCGTGGCCACCGCCAGAAACGTGTCCAAATCGTGTCCCTCCACGGCAGCGTACACCGCCATTTGAAGGTCATACCCCCAGTGTTCGACGAAACTCTTTCCCATGATTCGCTCCATAGACCGCATAACTTTCAGGTCTACGATCATGCGTCCCGGATGGTAGCTGTCGATCTTGATTTTCCAGTCCGCTCCGAACAGCTTGGCCGTTTTGATGGTCTGTTTCTCACCGCTCATGTAGTGCATGAAAACGCTGTCTTTTTGGACTCTCTGGATGATTTCTTCCGCCATGACGAAATCTGCTTTGAGAGAACCATCCTTCTTGAAAATCTCCGGGTTTTCCTCCCGGAACTTCTCCAGCGTTCCCTCAAACCATGCGTCCACATAGCTGCCAACCAGAAGCGCCGTGGTTTTCGGCTTCTTCCATTTCCCGCGAACCTGGGCCAGAGCCGCAGCCTCGCACTTCTGAAATTCTTTATACTGGCTGATACTCATATAACGCCGATTCGCTTTGTCGGAATAATAGTTCTCGTCAGTAAGGATCATAAACAGCTATCCCCTTTGCGTCGTCGATGCAACCTTCGCACCACTGCTCTCCCATCAGATCCCAATAATCGTCCCCGTCGCGAATCACTTCGCCACATCCAGAACAGATATATACTGCCGGTGGGTCTGGAGCGTTCGGACAGCGAGGGTCACAAGGAGACTGTCTGCAAATATCACACACAGATATATCACCCACCTCCAAAATACTCTTGACTTTACGATAATTATGTTTTAGTATTTAATCGTAAAAATAACTGAGACGCATCCAGTATATCTAAAACTTGGCAAATCTGAACGATCTCGGAAATCTTGAAATCGGTTCGACCCACGATACGTCTATACATAGCGTACTTTGAGAGGCCAATCTGTTTTGCCAACGACGAATAGGAAATATCTCGTTTCTGGATTTCCATATCCAAGTTTGGGTAAACGGTTTGCATGGGTTCACCTCCCCAGAATACGACTATGGGTCATACGCCCATATTTTCACTATAATATTTTTTTTCACCATTGACAAGACATTATCGGAAAGTTTTCTCGATTCTACATAATGCACGAAAACAGACAAGGAGGGTTTACATGGCGCAGTTAGATAACGACGCTACCGTTAAGGCGTTTGGTCTTTTTGTACGACAGGCCAGAGAAAAACAGGAATTAAAGCAGTCCGATGTGGCTAAAAAGGTGGGGATCACGCAATCCCACTACAGTTATATTGAATTGGGGAAACGAGAAATAGGTATGACCTTAGCACTGAATATCTGTGATGCTCTTGGTCTGGATTTCAATGCCTTCATACAGTTTTTGACGATGAAAAAACCTCGCGTAATACGCCCTAAAATTGAAATGGAAACAGAAAACAGCACTCCGCTGTGATACGGAGTGCTGTTGCTTTTATTTATCCAGTAATAGATTTCGGAGCAATGTGTTCACCAAGATGCTTCGTGTGGTTTTGTTCTGCTTGGCCAGCTTATCCAGAGCCACCACAATGTCATCCTCCAGATAGAAAGACACATTGCTTTTCGTTTTCGTCTGCACGATCCCGCTAAGAAGATCCGTCACCTTTTCCGGTTTTTCCGCAACCGGCTTTTCCTCTTTCGGTTTTTCCGGCTCCGGCTGTGGCTGCTGTACAGGCTCCTCAGCCGGTTTCTGCTCCACCGTTTGTGATTTCCGATTCGGCTGGATCGGTGGTTTTACTTCCGTTCCAAAATACGGACTCCGCTTTACCATCTTCTTATCGTCCATTTTACAACACTCCTCTATCTGTCAGCATATCCACCACATTACGAATCTCATACAGTGCATCGGTAGCCGGTTCACGGTCTTTTCTCGGACACACCTTCTGATACAGATTCATGGGCATTTTTGCAATGGCTGCGTACTTGTACACGTCTTTCGTGCGGATCATCTGAGGAACGTACAGCTTAGAAAACGCCTCGTCGGTCTCCAGATAGTCCTGCATGGCGTCCGTCAGATTATTCCGCAGAGCGCCTTTGTTGAGGATCACAGCTTTCACATTGTCCTCTTTCCGCAGATCATGGCGGATAGCATCCCAGGTGTCCACGAACAGTTTCAGTCCCACACGGCTGTTTTCATCCACGTCCGTCACCAGAATAATGGCGTCTGCCGCCAGGAAGGCGTTCTGATTGATGATGTTAATGGACGGATTCGTGTCCAGGAGGATGTAATCGTACTGTTCAAAAAACTCCGGGTGGTCCTCTATGTAATTCAGCAGGATGCGTTCCCGACCGGCCCGACCGCCGATCCGCAGCTCTGTGGCCACCAGACGGATGCTGCTCGGAATGATGTCCAGGTTCGGCAGCTCCTCAATCGGAGACCGCACCACCAGCAGCTCAGGATCTACGTTTGCTCCCTCAAAAATATCGAGACAGGAGAACACATCCTCCTCCGCGATGTTAATACCGATGTTGTTGGAGAGGTTGCACTGCGGGTCCACGTCGATACCCAGCACCTTCTTATCCTCCGCCAACACCCCCAACAGATTGAATGTGGTCATGGTCTTGCCGACTCCACCCTTTAATGTACCTATGGCGATCACTTTCATATAAACACTCCTATCGTTGTCCTTATGTCGCTCTACAAGGATTATACTTCGATTATATGCCAATTACGATTAGATGTCAACCGTAATCCGATTATATTCGTTATTAGATTTCTATTATAATCGTGAATATACTTCTATTAGACTTCGATTAGAATTGAATTACATTCGTTAAGTACGTCCGAATATATTCGCAAATATAATTGGATTACAATTCTATTCCTATTATAATCGAATTAGATTTCTAATCGAAACATATTCCGACTCTATTCGACACACCTCCTGTGCTACCATATTATCCGACAGAAGGGAGGTGAGAGTATGACCGTTACCGAAGCATACAAGTCGCTGCGTCGTTGGAGGAGCTGGGCCACCAGAGTGGAGCATCGCTGGTCGCCGGACAGTCCCATGGTGAATCTGGCCCGTCGTCGTGTCCTGGAGGCTGAACTGCGCCTCATGGAGATCCTGACCGGAGTACGCTGACCGCGCTTCGCTTGGTTGCACCCGTGCGCTCCGTTCGTCCACTTCGTGTACGATCCGGTGCTGGCGGGTTCCTACGTGTTCTGGTTTGGTTTTTCTCCACATAGGGTATCTTAATCACCAGATCACACTCCGGGGACGCCCCTACAAGCCGTTAAACTTTTTGATGGATTTTACTTGACTTTCGGGCGAGAGATCAGCACACTTCTTTGGTGGATGCAAGGACAACGGCTTTACCCTCCCTACACACAGGTTTCCCATAAAAGAAATCTGTGTGAGGGGAGGGGTGGTGAGAAGTAGGTACTTCCCCGGAGCCATACTAAGGTTTCCGTGTCCACCGCCAGTATTACTACCGACTAAATGTTTCACAGCTTACGCCGCTCTGTGCCAAGGTCTGCCATCAAACGCACTCGATTATCAATCGCCATTTACTCCCTACGCCCCCGTTACGAGGCTGACAGGACTGAGGGTCCCCGTAGACTTCTACGGGTGTCTCCGCTATTTTCGCTTTCCGTTTTGTTTCGGGCGTCACCCCGTGCAGATCCGATACTGCCTTATAAAATACAGGGAAACCCCCGCACCCTCTCACGGCGATTCCTGCATCCTCTGTTGCGTGATTAGCGCCGTCCAGGATAGCAAAGGTTGTTTTATGGTGGTTGTCCTCTCAGCACCCGCATGGTTTCCAGCCGCGATTCGGCTCTATATGAAATTTACGATTGACAATTTTCGTAACGTTTGATATAATGTCGTCACGAAAAAAGGCAAGGCTTCGCCGCACCCTACACAGTCTGGTTTTCGCCAAAAAACCATGTGCAGCGTGTGATTACGAAAAAAGGTAAGACTTTGGTAAGACTTTGGTAAGACTTTGGTAAGACTTTGGTAAGACTTCGCGCTTTGCTTTATCACTGAAACATTAACCGCAGCGCCAACTGCGGAACGACAAACGGATCAGCTTCGGCTGGTCTTTTTGTTTCGCCAAAAACAAAAATGCCGCACAGGATAACCCGTGCGGCAAAAATGACCGAAATACACCTTTTACTCTTGACTTTCATGCCCTTTTTGATACAATAAAGGCATGAATAAGCCATATGCGCAAAGGCGCTGCCGGATACGGGCGTTGTATCCTAAGTTCCGCAAATCGTGTTACCAGCACTTTTGCGGATGTCGCTTATTCTAAGCCTCCGATTCGTCGGAGGCTTTTTCTATTTGTCGTTGGTATCAATCTATCACAAAGTTATCCACAAATCAAGTGGATAATTGCGATTTTTCCCACAATCGCATGACCAGTAGTCATATATCCGTCAAAAAAGTTCGAGAGGGGCCGGTTTTCGACCCCTCTCTCGTTATATTTGTCCACTCAGCTTTTGACGATGTGGGTAGTGTAACCCTTGGATTTCAGTTCTGCGGCCAGCTTTTTGGCGTTCGTTTCCTTGGAAAACGCACCGACCTGTACCCGATAAACCGCTGACGGCTTTTTCTTAGTCAGCTTACCACGCTTCGCCAACACCTCTACGATGGCCTTTGCGCAGTTCTGAGCATATTCGTCCGTCAGGATCACCGGCACGTCGGAACGGCTATCCATGAAACCCAATTCCAGCAGTACGGCTGGCATGGTGGTTTTACGCAGTACATACAGGTCGCTGGTAGCCTTCGGGGTAGACCGGTTGCCTTTCAGGCCAGTATGAGCGATTAGAGCGTCATACAGAGCGTCCCGCCACTCCACGGATACCTTACTGCTCCTCGGATGGGAAAACGCCACGATACCGCCGCCAGCGCCGCCGTTTACCCCGGCATTGTGGTGAACAGACAAGTAAAAGTCTGCACCCCAGGTGTTGGCACGGCTCACACGGTCGGCCAGCGCAGGGTTTTCCTCGCCGTCATCGGAATCATCCAGACGCAGCAGGGAATACCCCGCGTAGTCTTTCAGCAACGATTCTACATGGTCGCAGATCCGGTCGTTCAGCCACCACTCACGGGTTTCGTTTGGGTCAAGAGATTTCAGACAGCGTTTGCCCGGAGTGTTGATTCCGTGACCCGCACCCAGTGCGATCTTAAACACCGTCTGTCACCTCCGGCAGACCCGCCAGAGATGTCAGCAGACTCAGGATACCCGCCAGTGCGGACGCAGAGGCAACCACACCCCAGTCCACAGAGGACAGAACGGCTGTGGTGCCGATGGTCGCCACGGCTGTCTGAGCCACCGTTTTGATAGCACGGATACCCGCGCAGCGAACCCACTGTTTCCAGTTCTTCATAGGTCATTCTCCTTTCATTCGGCGTTATACGCCTTTGTGATACTGTTCCAAATCATCAATTCGGTGGTTAATCACCTTGATCTGTTCCTCGACCACAGGCATACGTTTTGCGAAATTGTTATGCTCCCTAACCTCACGGGTCAACTCCTCTACTTTCGTCTCCATGACCGCCTGAGTCCTACCATTGCTGATAAGCACACCCAGGAGGGTGAGACCGCCTGTAATCAGAGCCGTAATGATGGTATCTGTCACGATGCGACCTCCTTAACCGATGATGGTATAGCAATAGGTTTGACCCTCAGCGTTCAACTGCTCCGACGCAGACTCGAAAGAGTACCAGGAAAGAGTATTTCCGCTCCATTCAAGCATAACTCCCTTTGTACCGTGAGTGTGGCCAGAACTCGCACCGTTCACCCACACAAAACCGCCGTATGAATATTCCGGTCCGGTTATCGTGACAAGTTTCGGCACAAAGGGGAACGTAAGCGTGTTTTTGTAACCCGTTTCCGCTGTACCAATGGGATAATATTTGCCGTTGCCGACATAAGAACCCGTCGCTATTTTCGCACACCCCGTCACCTCGTCTGCGGTAGGAACCCAGGTGTTGGGTCTCGCGCCAACCTCTGCGGCAGAGGGCATCCATGTAGCCGGTCTCGCGCCAACATCAGAGGCCACCAGACTAATATCCGCACCAAGTGTCTTGCCGTTTACCTTGCGGGAAGTCGGCACAGCATCCACGTCTGCGGCAGTCACAGGAATATCGGAACACTTATGACCACCCTTACCAAGCGTACCGTCCTCGCGGATCACCGCCAGATAGCAGTCATGGTCTGCGGTAGGGGAGGTGTAGCTGCCGTTCTCCAGAGTGAATTTGGAGAAATCAGAGATTTTATCAAAAGCGGCGACCATAACCCCGTTTTCGTCCAACAGGTGAATATAGTTCGCACCCTTGATAGCTGTGGCGCAGCCATAGCTGTCACCAAGATATTTCAAAGTAGGCATATTGTTTCCTCCTTAGTAGTTCGGGTTCAGCCGCAAATTTCAGGGTAGTCCTCAATGGCCCGGATCTGCGCGGCGTAGGTTGACCAGTTTTCTGCTGCCTTGAAGGCGTCCACCATCAAGCGCGGGACGTAGATGTAACCCGTGCCGGATGCGATAGGTGTACCGGAAAAAGCGGAGGTATTTACCAGAGTACATACTGCCGCTGTCCTGCGCAGGATCAACGTTGAAAGAGCGAGACAACTTGAAAATGCCAGTACATCAATTCTTTGTACCTTCGGGAAGTCCAGAATAGCCAATGCATAACAGGCGACAAATGCGTTCACGCCGATATACGACGCGACCGGGAGGTTCACTCTGGATAGCTTCGCGCAGCCGTTGAAACAATTACCGTTGATTTGCATGGCAGACGCCAAATCGACAGACTCCAATGTGCGTTGTCCATAAAAAGCGTAATTACGCAGCGTTGTGATTCGGCTGTTGGAGTATTCAACGATAGTTCCCGCCAACAGACCATCTTCCGAACTCGCATCTCCGCCCACGGCGAGATTTGCCACAGCGTTTTTATACCCGTCCGGCCACGCCAGTGTTTCTGTGGTGCCGCCCTTTGCGCGGATCACGTCAGCCAGACTGGTCATATCCGCGTCAAGCTGTTCGGTGTTCACCAGCTTATAGTCTGCCATCAGTAGCTGCCCCCCTCCCATGTACCCAGCTCCGCCTTAACGGCGTCAACGATTTTCTGCATGGGCAGGAACTCGGTGGGAAGCTGGTTGTACTTATACGTCGGGGAACCGCCAAGAACTTCTACCGTGATTGTCTCTGCCTTGCTTGTGTCTTTGTAGATATTGACGGTGGTATTCGTCTCGCTGACATACCAGAACAGACAGAACGGCTCGTTATTATCTTCGGATTCGGAGATCAGAGAGCCGTTACCAACGTAAAGAACACCATCGCCTCGGAAACACATACAGGTGTATTCGACGCCGTTCCACGACACCTGATAGGTTTCACCTTCAAAGAAAATGTAATCGCCGCTGAATTTGGTGGTTCCAGCCATGCTGTTAAACGCAACTTCGGTAGAAGCAATGATTTCCTTTTCGCCACCTACAAGCTCCTTTGTGGCTTGCCATTCCGTTCGTTCTACAAGTTCCTCATAGGCATCCTGCGCCATTTCCGCGCGGTCCTCCGCCGTCCAGTAGTCCGTACCCCTGACGGGAGTATAGCCGTCTGCGCCGTCCTTGCCCTCTGCACGGATTCCGGTGTCGTATGTGTCGATGTACCAGTTTCCGTTCAGAATGTAGGGTGTATAACCTTCCGCACCGTCCTTACCAGCAGGACCACGGGAAGGAAAGCCGGTGTCCACGCCGCCGATCAACCAGTTGCCGGTTGCCTCTGAGATCCACGGCGTTTCACCGTCCCGACCCTTTGCGCGAACTCCCGTGTCTACATCACCAATCCACCAGTTGTCGTTGTTGATCCACGGCGTCAGGCCGCTTGCGCCCTGGGGGCCTGCTGCGGGTACGCCTGTGTCTACAAACGCGCCTTGGGTGCTGTCCCACTCATGCCAAGTGCCGTCGATGCTGATATACGGCGACTTGCCATCGTCACCCTTGGGGCCAGTAGCGCCAGTGACACCAATGGGTCCTTGCGGCCCGGTATCACCCTTCTCACCTTTCTCGCCCTGTGCGCCGGTATCTCCTTTGTCACCCTGAATACCTTGGGGTCCCTGGGGTCCTTGCAAACCCCGCTCACCTTGAATACCCTGTGGACCCTGAGAACCCTGGAGACCCTGTGGGCCTTGCGGACCCTGCGGACCTGTGATATTCACAGGATCAGGATTCTCCAACCCACCGTTGTTAGTCCAACTGAGTGTGCCGTCATTCGACACAGACGGGATAAATACTGCGCCGCCCGTATCATCGTCTGAGCCGCCGTTTCCGATTCTCTTGCACAGTTCGTTGACAGCATCTACAAGACAGTGCTTTGCGCTCGTTTGCAGATCGGAACAGCTACCGATAGAGCGTCGGGCAGAAATGTCTTTGAGGTTCACCCGTCTGCCGTTTTGGATGATATAGCTGGTTTCAGCCATTCACTCGCCTCCTTAGTAGCTCGGAATACTGGTCTGTGCGCCGGAGTAAATACGCCCACCGTTTGTCGTAATGTTTTCTGTGGTGGCCTCAATGCTGCGGGAAGTGTAAGAAATCACCGCACCGGAATCAGAACGGAGAGCCACCCCGTTATTCGCACCCGCGATACCCGCCAGAGCGATTCTGGTGCCGCCTGTTGCATACACGGCATTGTAAGCGCAGTTGCGAACGATCATCAGCGCACTGTCTGCAACAGACACGGTGCTGTTCGCCTCTGCCACAATACCGGAAATCGCAGCCGCCATACCATCCACGACGAATCTGCCGCCGATCACAACGTCGCTCCTGTTTCGGATAGCCAGCAGAGTGCCGACCACGCTCTCAGAGCGAACGATCTCAGCCACGTTAATCCGTACTGTGGCGCAGGAGATTATCTGAATACCCCGCACAGTGACCGTCCTGCCAGCCACACCCAGATTCACAACACCGCCCTGGAACCCCTCCAGTACGACGCGACCCTCATAGGTGCCCTCTGCGATGTCGATGGTGGCCGTGTGGCCGTCCAACCACTTCGGCAGAGAGTCAACAGCTTTCTGGATGGTCGCATACGGAGCTTCACCTGTACCGTCGCCAGTCACATCGCTGCCGCTCTTGGAAACATACACGGTGACATCCTGCGTCAGTGTGTATGCCTTTTGATCGAACAATACTTTGTTGAGAGGGGTTCCCTCCTCGATAGGCTGGTCAGCTCTCACCAGATCGTATATGTTTTCCTGTCCGCTCACCGGAGTCAGCTTCACTCGACCCGGATAAGTGGGAATCCGGTCCACGACCGGCGTTTTCAATTCCATAAATCAAACCTCCCCGGCAAAAATATCCCCGGCAAAGATCCAGGGTTTTTGTAGTTTCGATGTTCCTGCGTCGATGGCCGCCAGAATCTTTTCCAGATTGTTGGCGGCGATATAGTCCAGTCGGTCAGCCGTGGTTGGTGTACGGGGCGTAGCCGCCGACACCGCGATGGCCGACCGCAGAACCTCAACGTTTCCGAAGTATCGGTCGAAATCCGCCTTTGTCGGGATTTCTCCAGCCGCCCAGTCGGTTTTTATTTGCAGGGTGGGGTGTTGATACCCCAGAAACGCAAGACGCGAGGAGAGGGTCTGTACGGCCATTTCCACGCGGTTCATGTCCGTATGCGAATACCGACCTTTCATTTCGGCCAGCCATTCTTCGCGTTCGCTTTGATTCATGGCCGACCAACCCTTGTCATGCAGCATCCGCCATCTGGCCACATCCGCTTCGCTGCGGTCTGTAATCAACTCCACACATTACACCTCCCCTGAGTAGAACTCGTTGCTGCGGCGATCCTCAGAATTGAGGTCAACGGATACCACGCGACCAACATATTTTCCGCGCAAGGCTCCGCCGGTAGTGGAGTAGTTTACCTCCGTCACGGCAATCACGTTTGCCGCATACTTACTGGAAACGATAATGTTATCCAGAACCTCCAGCCGAACATCCGCCCGGAACTCGCCGGAGATCACCTTGCGGTTCAGCAGCATTTTACAGGTATGCTCCCCCACGCGGGTGGCATCCCCTTCTGTTCGGAGAAGCACGTTGTAGGCCGTCAGCACCTCGCCCTCGCCAGTGCCACTGTCTACGCGAACCTCGTCCTGCTCGTCACCGTAACCCACGGACACCGCTTTCAGCGGCTTGGAAATCGCATATTCCGGGTGGGAATAGCTGATTGCGGGTTCGATGATGTATCCGCCGTATGTCGGCAGCCACGGCATTACAAGGATCATACCTTCGCTGTTTTGGTGCAAAGTGCAGTTTCCCGCATGAGCCACCATCTGGAGAACTTCCGCCATTGTGTACTGACTATCGTCACCCGCAAAATCCGTGGTCAGCTCACGCAAACCATCGTATATGACATATCGGATGGAACCATCATCCAGAAGCGGTAGCTGTGCCTGTTCAAACACATTTTCCGCGATGTCGTACAGAGTGCCGGAGCGAGGACCGGTATATTCCTCACCCATAAACTCCAGAGCATCACGGGCGGTAAAACTGGCCTCCAAACCGTTCGCCGGAGTAGACCACTCACCAAGCCAGAAGGTGCCGCCGTTGATCCATTCCGTTGTACCGCCAACGGTCATGCCGTAGCGCAGACGAACCTCCTGCCGCTCCAGCAGATAACGCTCAACACCTACGGGATTATCTGGATTCCAGCGATCATCGTCATTCCGCAGTCGGAACGTGATGGCGTTTTTCGGCAGAGCCGCAGAAAGAATGTCTGCCGTCTGCGTGTGGTCGAACCCAACAAGGTCGCCCTTGTTATAGACCTGTTCAATACCCAGAAACACAGAGACGCATCGCGCCCGGTGATAGGGGAGAGACCACCGCAGGATCTCCACCACGATTCGGTTGTAAACAGCAATGTCCATCCAAACAACAGACACAGGCGAAGCGTTATTCTCGACCAGCATCTGTGCAACCACTTCGCCGCCGTTGTAGGCGGTTACTCGAAAATCTGTCGCCCACTCACGAAACACCTCGCTCCAGGTGATCGTGATACCGGGGATCAGTGCCGTGTGCCGTGAACCCAGATTGATGGTGATTTTCGGGGTCTCTGTAAACAGACCCTCCGCGTCGGAGACATTATCTGACACATAACCGGGATCTGTCGGCGTATCGTCGAAATAAGTGAAGTCACCGTCCAGACCCCAGAAACCATGCTCCAGTGTGCCGTACTGTTCGCTGTTTTTGCGCATACCGACCACCAGATTCTCCGCCTCAGAAAACGTTGTTTCCATTGTGGCAGAGGCGGTTGCATCCTGCTGTAACCCCGGCTCGGTGGCCCGATAGGTAAGTTCCAGAAACGTCTCCGACAGCAAGGTCTCCCGGTGGGCGTTCACCCATCCGTTGGATACTGCGATCATGGCTTACACCTCCACCAGAGACAGGGCGCAGTCCGTCCAACCCATGACCTCTCCCGTAGTGGGATGTCTGCGCCACATTCCTGCGGATCGGTCGCTCACATACATCTGTCGGGTGGTGTAGCTTGCTGTCGCCTGATTATAAAAAGTTACGTTGTTGTAAAACGTATTGGTGAACAAGCTGAGAACGTTTGCCCACTGTTGAGCCGTGAGGTAGCGCCATTTCAGCTCTACCTTGGCCACATCATGGCGAACCACAGAACCGATCACATAGCCTTGAACGTTTCGTCCGCTGTCTACGATGGTGCTGGTGTTCGCGCTGTATTGGCTGGGTTCCGGCAAAGGAACACCCGCAACCGACACAAGGTCTACCATACACGCCACTCCTTTTCAGAAAATGGCGCTCTCGGCGCTCAGTATGCGAAACCAAGCTGATTGCCAACAAGGGACAATCCGCGCTCGGACTCCGCTTTTTTCATACTCGAATAAATCTGTTTGCCGTCCAGATAGACGTTCACCGCCTGACCGGAACCACCGCTCGTTGCGTTCATGGCGGCAACAACAGCGCTGTAAACACCAGCGGCAACCGCATCCACAATCTGGTCATTGTTGGCCACCGCAGTACGGTTGCCGATACGACCAACCAGCTCAGGTCCAGCCTCACGGGCAATGAACATCTGACCCATGTTCGGGAAACCACCATCCGCGAAACGTGCTGTGATCGTCGGAATTGTGAACAGTTGGATGCTGCCAGCGGGTACGACGGTTTTGCCAAGAATCTTGACTTCATCCCAGGCGAAATGCAATTTGTCGTTGAGCCATCCGATAAATTTGTTGAACAGGCTGATACCGGAGTTCAGCATATTCTTCACAATCTGCACGAAACCGTCTTTGAGTCCACCGAACTTCGAGATCCAATAATCCTTCGTGAACTTAGGTGCAACATTTATGCTGTACCAACCCTTCACGTTCGACCACAGGTCCTTGAACTTCTGGAGAACGTCCCCGCAGAACTTTCCGACCGGCTCCAGAATTTTTTTCGGCAGACTCAGGAACCAGTCAATGATGTCCTCGATCATGTCCGGTACGATGGAGTGACCAACCAGCTCGTCCCACAATAGGGTAAACCAGTCGATGACGCCCTTGGCGAACTCGACGACCGCACCTATTGTCATGTCGTACAGACCACCGAATAGGTCGATCACACCCTGAACCGTGTCGGACGCTGCGTCGAAAGCGCCCCGAAAATCGCCGGTCAGAATCTTCACCACGAACTCTACGACGCCACGGACGATCTGAGTGATTCCGCTGATCGCCTGTACAAAGCCACCAACGATTGTCACCACGGAAGAAAATGCTCCGGCTATCGTGCCGCCGACAATATGGAAAATAATTCCACCTACGGTCTCGACCGCTGTACCAAATCCCTCGAACAGCCGTTTGAAGAAATCAATTTTCTCCAGCTCCGCGAACACATTTTTCGTCCACTTCACAATGTCGCTGAAAATACCGGCGACGGGGGAGAGGGCGTCGGTGATCTCGTCCCAACTCTCCTTGATTTTCTCCAGTTTGGGTACGATGTTGGTCTCGAAAAATTCCTTGGCCACATTGACCACAGACTGCCAGTTTTCGTACAGATAGTACGCCACAGACGCGATGGCGGCGATGATGGCTGCGATGGTCGCCCAAACCGGCAGACCGAAGAATCCGGCCACGGCACTCACCGCACTGCCCAGCAGCCGGAAAATACCGGCAAGCTTACTCAGCAGGGGAGAGGACGATACAAGGGGGAGACCCTTGAACGCCCCGACCAATTCCTGAACAGCTCTGGCTGCGGGACGAACCCACTCGGTCACTTTCTGGATGATGTCCAGTTTCTTCAAAGCGACCCACACAGCACCCGCCGCAGCCGCAAGACCACCCAGAACAGTGACGACTTCCTCCATGCTGTCCACAGAGCCGTCCTCGAACGCCGCTTTGAGCGACACCGCAGCCGTAACGCCCAGACCGATCACTACACCGGCAGGACCCCACATAGCGCCCAGCGCCCAGGTTCCCAGTGCCGCTGTGACAGCCGCTTTGATGAACTCCTCCCACGAACCTTCCGTGATGAAGTTTTCGAGGAACTGATCCATGAGCGTCCACTGGAGTGTGACCACCACGCCGGACAGACCGACCTTGGAGACAGTGTTCATGTTTTTCAGGAAACCACCGCTGAAAAACTCCGCCTCTTTCAACTGCGAAATCAGCTTTCCAAGACCCATGAGTGCGAGTCCTGCGCCGATTGCCTCAATCTGCCACATCCACTCGTCGTAGAAGTCCTTGACCTTCTGTTTCAGCTCGTCCACCTGTTTACTCGCCTGTTTGAACAGGGATTCGTCCCAGATGGAGTCCACATCCATGCTGTCCCAACCGGAGCCGTCACCGGCACCGGCACCACCAGAGCCGCCACCGGATGCACCGCTGGACGGATCAATGATATTCAACTCGTCGAATCCCATGGTGTACTGTTTCAGTTTCTTAACCGCATCGGCTGTACCACCCAGCGCTTCGGTCGAAGCATCTGCGCTCTGTGCAAAATCCGCAAGGCCGGAATTGTCCACGCCGCGACTCCAGTTCGTTTCAAAGAACGGGAGTCCGAAGAACTTGGCAATGGCCTCGGCTGCGTCATAAAGAAGCTGTACAAACACCGTCAGATACGGTACGACCGCTTGCAGAATGGGAAGGAACAGAGAACCCAATGCCTGTCCCAGCGTTCTCATCTGCTGAGACAAGGTGCGGACGGCACCTTCTGCTGTCTGCATTTCCGCCGCATACACACCGATAATGTTCTTGTCGATGGCCTGATCCACCAACGTCACATACCGCAGATACGACTTCTGTGCCTCGGTCGCCTTCTGCGTACTGTACGCCAGTCCGTGATTTGCCGCCGTTGCCGCAAGCTGACTGTCTACGATGGTGAAACCGGCACGGCGAATAGGCTCGACCTCACCGGCGATGGCAGAGCGGACAGCCGCGATGGCACCTTCCTCGCCGCCCAGGGACTTATACACGTCGTTGTAAGCCGCCCAGATGTCGTAGGCCAGTTCCGTGTAACCGATGGCCATCTTACCCGCATCCACCTGATTTACACCAAAGCCGGAGAGCATTTCCGCAAACAGCGAACTGTACTGCATGAACTCCTGCTTGTTAATCATCAGACCTTCGCTGAGTTTGTCTACCCACTCCAGCGACTCCTGCGCACTTTCACCGAACGCACGACCAAAACGTGCCTGAATACCGTCCCACTCGATAGCATCATTCATCAGATTGGCAATCGCGTCACCGACAAAATTAATCATGCTCAGGTAATCCTGTAGGTTCTGGAACGCCGTCATCAGGTTCAGACTCTGGTGATTCAGAGAATTGCTATGGTCCGTCGTAGCATGAGTCAGCTTATTGGTTCCCGTCACAATCTGATTGATGGTGGCAGGGAGACCCTTGATACCCTTACCGATTGCGGACAACTGCGTAGCCAGCGGCTCCAGTGCAGCAGACAACGCACGAATCTTTGTGGCAAACGCAGTCACACCCGCACTATCCAGATCGTTCATAACCTGGGGCAGCTTCTTTAGCTCATTGATTGCGGAGCGCAACCCTGTCAGCTTCGGGATGTTTGCCAGACGCGACAGTGCCTGAGACAGAGACGACAACTGACCCATGACACTGGACTGACTTCGCATTTCTTTCAGAGCGTCGTTCAGCCGACCCAGAGAATTGACGATTTTTGTAACCTTCGCACTGCCGTTCAGCCGCTCCAGTGCTTTCGCCAGATCCTCGATATTCTGTTTTGCGCTCCCGGCGCTGGATCGAATTTGTATATCAAGACTATCAATGGTCACAGACATACAAACACCCCCTTACCGTTAGCCTCGATAAATCGTTCCTCCTCGGTCAACCACACCACGGAATGTACCCGTGATACAGTAAACCTCAGAATTATAAATAGCCGGGGTGGTGGTGTAGGTCACACCCACCAGACCCAGTAAACTCAACCGCTGCGCAACGGTTCCGTAGATTTCACGGGCCTTCGCCCTCTTTCCTGTTCCGTTGCAAAAAATCTGCACCCGATACTGGACTTCTGCGTACTTGGGAAGTGCCGCACTATCCAGATGCGTCGGGATATTTTGTGTCTCGTCAATGGTGACAGTAGGGAACTGGGTGGGGGAGGCGACATACTCTCCCACGACCTTGATCCCCTCATATGTAGAACGGAGGTCAGTGGCCACCGCATTGAAAATTTCATTGGAATAGTCAATCATGCCGAACCAAACACCTCTCTCGCAATTTGGGTTATATCCTCGACCATTGCGTCTCTCGCAGCCACCATCGCCATTGCCGGAGGATTACCGTAGCTGTGCTGACCGTGGCCATACCACCAGCCTTTCGGATCGTCCCAGTGACCCTTACCGTCCGGGCCGTCCGACCATGTGCCGGGACCAAAACCGAACTGTCCTGCCAGCGGATGGCCGGAACCATACCGCTCACCGGAACCGAACTCAATGAACGCCACCGACTCGCCCTCAGCATAGATCACAGCTACACTTCCCGTGTTGTCCACCCGGACAGACACATCGTTCGTGCCGTTGTAGACCGCTCTGGCGAACTGGATGGACGCGACCGTGGCACCCATCGAAGCCAGCCGCATACGCAGCTCTGCCTCTTTCTGCTCCACCCATACGGCGTATCTCCGCAGCTCCTGCACCGCCGCATTGATGGAGGCTTCGGACAAACCGTTGATCCGAATGGTTTTAGCCATGCGGCGTCACCTCTCGCAGTGCCACCAGATAACCGTTTTTACTGTCGGCAACTCTGGCCACGGTGTAATTGTGGTTGTCCGCAGCAGCGTTCGGCTCCACACCGAACCACACACGGGAACCTTCCACCAGAGGCGTCACCGCCCCGGCAATGCTTACCGTGCGGCTGTATTCCGTCTGAGATCCGAAAACCTCTACTGCCTCCTGACCCATGTTGGCACTGACATTTCCTCGGAGAAACAGCGGCGCAGAGTATACAGGCTCTACCTCCAGCGTGTCGTTGCCATACTCGTCCACCAGAGGACGAACACCCAGCGGGATGGCATACCAAAGGTCCCGCTTATTTCTGTGAAGATTACGCATGGCTGCTCACGCTCCCCACATGAGGCGCGATTCTGGCCAACAGGGCCGATTTCTCCGGCCACGACCGGGAGATCCCGTTCTCGCTGTGGCTCGTCTGTCCCTCTGCGCCGCGTTTGGTGTAAATCTCCGCAGCCAACTGAATTTGCAGCATTTCGTATCGGGCGGGAACTACCACACCATCGGAATAGCCGAACGGATACATCCTGTTCAGCACCTCCGATTCGGCCAGTGCGACCATCGTATCCAGTACCGCGTCCGTATCGGTGTCCGGGGCAAGCATCGCCGCCAGAGCGACCCGCTTTTCAGATTTATCCATCGGCTTTTCCTCCCATCCTGGCGTTCACGGTCAATGCTTTCGCCGTAAACGCAGCCTTGATTCGTTCCATCCTCGCTCGTTCCTCCCGCTCCCTGCGCTCCTGCTGTTCTTCGGCAGTAATGGGGAACGGCTCAGACGGATACTGGTGCTTTGTACCCTTTGAGAACATATTGCCTACCGTGGCACTCAGAGCCTCGGCTGTATACATACCTTCCAGCCACAGCTCCTCGTTTCGCCTCCTGCGCCGGATGCTGTCCGCCGTCCGATAGGCTTTTGCAAGAGCCGGGTCCCCGTTCCAAAACAGGTCATAGGTCATACCCATTGCCAGATAGGCCGGAAACACCGCCTCGAAAAATTCCGTGTAAGTTTGGGGCGAGGTGCTTACTTCACCATCGCCCAGCTCACGTTTCCCTCGCCCTTGTTGTCCTCAGTCAGAGAGGCGAGAGTTTCCGCATACATTTCCATGAGAGCTTCCATGAGGCCGGTCTTGTTTTCGATGTTGTCAAAAATCTCGTCAACCGTGCTGCGCTTCACGCCGCCCCTACCACTGTGGTTCTTAATGAACGCACCGGAGAACAGCAGGGGGATCATGGTCATAGGCTTTGCGGTCAGTTCCTCCAGAACAAAACCCTGGCTTTCCATGGTCTTGACGCTCTGACGGCTGTACTCCAGGGTGTACTCCGTCTTACCGTAGGTCAGATTAATCTTGCTCATTGTAGGCGCTCCTTCGTTTCATAAAATTTAGATTTTTATAAAAGGGCGGGGATGATCCCCGCCCTATGCGCTTGTCTTAGGTGGCCGCAGTGAACTCCACAGCAGTGGATGCGGCAATATTGATGGTGAACTCAACCACCTCGTTGACACCCTTACCGGGCAGACCACAGGTGTGCTGACCCTGCCAACTGAACTTGGAGCCATCGGAGAACTCCAGAACATAGTACTGAGACTTGTTCGCGTCGTCGTTGACCTTGGCGAAATCGGCACTGGTGTAGTTCGCGGTGAAGGTCAGCATATCGCTGCCCTTGATACCGGGAATGTTCGTCACCTGTGCGTCAGACAGAGTGGTAGTCTCCAGCAGTTCGGGGTCAGAAATCAGGTCGGGGAAATCCTTGATGTCCACAACCTTCTCGGCAGCCTCGGCAGAGGCACCCCATTTCAGGGTGATACCATAAGTGTTAATAGCCATTATCTGTTCCTCCTTCCGTCGTCAGGTCGCAGATTATGCGCCCAGAGTGATCTTGACAGCCTTAGTGGCGTCAGTCAGAGCGGCCAGATAATACTTGCGGCTCCAGATGGAGTTCTGACGAATGTCAGCATCGCGCTCCTGCTCGACCTCAGTACCGCGCTTGTTGAACAGAGTGACAGCCTCACGGTTGGCGATCACGATGGTGTTCTCGTCAGCGTCAGCCTTGACATACAGAGCAACGCCAGCGACATGACCGACATAACCCTGCTCGGCAAAAGCCTCAACATACTTCAGGTCGTCCTTCAGAGCCTTGCGGACCTTAGCCATATCCTTGGGATTGACCAGACCGAACAGACCCATACCCGGCAGATTCTCCTGAGCCTTGACATTCAGCAGGGCAGTAGCATCGACGAAAGCGCCGAAGTCAGGAGCGGTAGCAGCGTGAACCAGCGTTGCCTTGTTGAACTCAGCAAAAATGTCGGCGTTCACGGTGTTGAACATATCGGTGGCCATGTGGCGCAGACCGGTAGTCACCACCATAGGATCGACCATTTCCTGCTCGTCGAAATACTTGAAGCGGTTCTGAGCAAGCTGGATGGTATAGCTTTCCTGAGTGTAGCCAACCTCGATGTCCTTGCTGTTACCGACACCCATAGTCAGCTTCTCGGTACCGTTGGTAGCGGTGTAGACGTTAATCTTCTTCACTCTACCGGCCTCGCCCACCAGAGAATTGTCGATGGTGCAGAAACGCATCAGATCCAGATGGCTGTTGTACTGGTCCTCGATCTCGTTCGCCAGAACGAAATTCTGATAAATAGTGTGAGCCATAGTTAATTACCTCCATACAATTCTTTGTACTGTTCAGGGTTCTCCTGTGCGAACTTCTGCTTCTCCAGCAGAGTCATCTTGGAGAACGCTTCTTTATTGACACCCTTGGTGCCATCCCCCGCCGGAGGTGTCGGAGTATCCTTCAACAGTTCGGCTTTCAGAGCCTTTTCGCGATCCGCTACAAACTTGGCGTGGTTCTTAAACATGGCAGCCATGTCGCCCTTCTGGACGGCCTGTGCCGTGGATTTCGCCAGAGCCTCGTCGTAGCCGATGCCCATAAACTGTGCTGTGTACTCGCTGACAGCCTTATCGGCCCGCAGGGATTCCAGTTCCGCAAGAATACTTTCCCGTTCCTCGGCAGCCTTGGCCTTAGCTGCTTCATCCTCGGTCATGCGCTCACGGAGCTGCTTCTTTAGATTTGCCGCTTCACTGGCATACTTGTTGGCCACGTCTTTCTTCACCCAATCGGTAAAATCGGGATCGGGAACGTCGTAAGCCTCCAGTGCCGCCAGCTTTTCCTCGGCAGTCATGGATTCGTATCCGTCGATCTTGCTAATGTCGATCTTTGCCATTGTGATTCCTCCTGCGTTTTAACGTGTTCTCTCACGATTTCCGCGACACTTATATCCCGCCTTCTCTGGCGGCAACAAAAAGAACGCCACAACCCCCGTCAGGGTCATGGCGTTCCAGACGCTCGAATTTCTGTAATTTTTCGATCTGTGTCGAAATAGACCTTCACGTCTTTTCGACAGCGGGGGCAGAGGACTGTGCCTTTGCCCTCAAAGTAACCCAGAAGCCGATTACACTTCGGGCAGCGAACAGGCGTCATTCCTCGACCGCCTCCTCTCGTTGTTATACCATTACCACAGCAAATGCAGTGCGTTTATCATGTGGTTATCTCACTTGCAACGACTGTTCCGTTGTCATCTACGCCGATACTGAAAAATTTACCGGAACCAGAAGTAATCACCGGAACGTTGACATTCCGACCAAGCCCGTCAGTTCCTTTAACCACAGTTCTTGTAAACAGAGGAACCAACGCCAACTCAATAAAACTGCCGTTATGATGGAGGCTTGCGCAAACCATCAGGATCAGATCGTGCCCATGAACGAAGGTGCCAACGGCGGTTTCTTCATCAGAAGCGAAAAGCGTAAGCGTTTTGTCGTAAACGGTATCGCCCTCAAAAGGCACGGTATACTGAAAAGCAATGCGAACAACGCCTTTTTGCATCTGCTCTGTAATGGCAGCAACCATCAAAGTGCTCGCAATTTCTCCGAGGTATAACGTGACGCCTGTTTCAATCACATCAAACGCTCCGGGCAAATCCAAAGGATAAAGCCTCGGGTCTAACATATTCAGCGTCTCGACCTCGCCGCTTACGGACAATGTGGCGGTTGTGCTGCCATCCCGTGGGTAAAACATTGACGGTGAACCAGCAATCGAAACAATCTCAAACGGATCTGTTCCATCCACCGAGTTTCCGATTACGACAGCACTGATGCCCTCCACAGACACCGACTGCGCAACGCAATTGTACACCGCACCGTTCCACTTTACGACATAGTTGTTTCCGGCTACCAGACCAAGATCCACAGGCAGACTATTCACACTAATGGATGAAAGGTCTGTCAGTGTAGTAAGAGGAAGGATTTCTGTGAACTCGGTTTTCATCCAAGGCACACCGTCA